TAGTATTACCCTGACCTCCCTGGATTCTTGGAACCACCATAATTTTATGATGGTTCGAGAGTCCGCTGCTGTCGGTTGGTGTTTTACTCTTAACAATCCTACGGATGAAGAGGTAGATAATCTTAATCGGATTCTTGACGGGGACCAGATTAAGTATGCTATCTACCAAAAAGAAACGGGTACCCCCCACCTCCAGGGGTATCTGGAGGTGTCGCGCAAACAACGTTTGGTTGGTGTCAAACGGTTGTTGCAAACTGAAAGAGTTCACTTGGAAAAAAGAAAGGGAACTCGTATCCAAGCTCGGGACTATTGCCGCAAAACCGAAGGTCGCCTTGCAGACCCGGTTGTGTTTGGTGTCTGGAGAGGTGACTCTCAGACTACCGGCATGTCGCGAGTTATCGCTCGACTTGAAGGAGGATGTACGCTTTCTGAGGTTGCTGCAGAGGAACCTCAGACGTTCATCCAATACCACAATGGCCTCGCCAAGTGGTATGCTCTGGTCTGTACGTTCGCCCGTGAGACAGACTCGCCTCGCGGAGTTTGGATTTACGGGCCTCCCGGTATCGGGAAAACGCACAAAGCTCGAGCTTTAGCATCTGAGTCTTTGTACTTGAAAAGTCAAAACAAATGGTGGGACGGCTATGCTGGACAGAAATTTGTTGTGCTTGATGACTTTGATAGGCAGGGTATCTGTTTGGGACACTATTTGAAGATTTGGTCTGATAAATGGTCTTGCACTGCAGAGATTAAGGGCGGTACCGTTAATCTGCAGCATGAAAAATTTATCGTGACCTCAAACTATCATCCGGACGAATTATGGACGGATGATCCTCAACTTGTTGATGCAATTTCTCGACGATTCGAAATTATTCGTGGCGAGAGTGACACGAACGTTACTAATTGGATCGTAGAAAATTAAACGAACAAAATTTAAATATTTTAAAATTTTTAAATTTATCCCTAAAAAAAGCGTAGAGCATCGACCTATCACACAACTTTGACGAGAAAACGTGGTAACGTTTTTGAGGAGGCAAAGCGCTTCCTCTAGAAGCAAGACTCTTAGCCCCCGGCGCACTCGGGATTCAACCGACCAGGGACAGACTGCGCCGCTAATTTTTTAGCGCGCGTCAGCTATTATTTTCGCATGTAGAAAGTTTAGTATAAAAACTTGCTACCGACGAATATGGTTCCAGGTTTGAGAGGTCAGGCA